CGTGTGTAAAGCTGCAGTTAAATTGACTAGCCTCACGAGTTTTAGCTACATCTGTACCGCCTAACCAGAGTGTACGACCACTCATGGCAACTTTACGATCCAGCATCAGCTGTTCAAGATCATAGAGTTCGCCGTATTCTACATCTGTTAGTTCACGACCTGCGGCACGTTGCCACAGCCATTCTTGGTGATCAATAACTCGGGCTACTGTTTCTTGCCATGTTTCAAATTGTTTTCCGTCGTCTGAAACTGGTCTATTATATGTTCGACGTGTGATTACTTGTGCTCTTGTGCTTACTGCCATGATTTCCTTTATGTTCCTGTTGAACCGAAGCCTCCTGTGCCTCGGGTAGAGTCGTTCCAAATATCTTTAAAGCCTACTAGTTCAACCTTCTGAATAACCAACTGGGCAATTCTATCACCAGCTGTAATTTTATAAGGGTCATCACCGATATTTTTTAACAAAACTTTAATTGTGTCACGATAACCACTATCTATCACGCCTACGCTGTGAGGGATAGTAATTCCCTTTTTTCCTTGAGAGCTTCTATTATACACAAAGCCTGCAAAGCCTTGTGAAATTTTAATTGCTATACCCGTATCAACAAGTTTTTGCTCATTTGGATAAATTTCCAAATCTTCATATGCAAATAAATCTGCTCCAGCATCACCATAATGTGCACGCTCAGGAAGCCGAGCTCCTGGTTTTAACATACATTCTAATACATTACTATAAGTCATAGTACTTGCATTATATCCAATAGTTGATATAGTTGTTCCGTTCATTTTAAATATAACTCTAAGGTTTCATCAATTTGTTTACAATTTTCAGTACCAATTGCATCTTCGCAAAAGGTAACTAAATCCATTAATTTATAGTTCAATTCTAGTTGATCTTTACATTCATTTAGTGCTTGGATGTATTTATATCGACCACTAATAGGAATGCTCGCAATAATATCGTAAGTACTGCCATATTCATTAACCAATCCCACGGCTCGCTTAGGTCCAATACCAGGCACCCCAGCAACATTATCACCACTATCCCCTGTAAGACATTTAATACTAATGTAGTCTTCTGGATTAAAGTCATAATGGTCATTCCAGTTATCAACTGTAACTTCTTTGCGAGTAACATAACTAAATCTCGATACGTTAGGTTGAACTAATAAATCCCAGTCTTTATCTGAGCTAATCAGCCAGATATCATCAACAGGGAGTTTTGATTTTTTTGATACAATATACGCTGCAATATCGTCAGCCTCAACGCCTTGAAAGCGTAAAACTGGAAAGTCAGTATTTTCAGCAATATGTTCTAGTGTTTTGGTAAAGTCTTCAAAGAACAATTCAAAAGCTGCTTTTTCAGCGTCGGTTTGATTCTCGAACTTATCTTTACGATTTTGTTTGTACTCAGGATAAATAGCTTTGCGATAGGAACTTGAGCCTTGATCGCCTGCAATAATCACATGAGATGCTTTGTATGATTTTTTAAGACTTTGAACTGTGCGTAAGTAATCTTCAGCAAAATCTGTTGCACCGCTATGTTTATAGCGAAATGCAAGATTAAGTGAGTCAACAACTAACAGAGTATTGTTTGATTCGGTAATTTTTGAGAATGTTTTTGACATATAGTTTGCGTGTTAATCTGTTATTATACCACTGTTAAGTTGTTTTGTCAAGTTACAAATACTGGCTGCTCCCACTTTAACCAATCTTCTAGCAGTGCTGCATAGAACTCATGATCTTCGTGGTTGTAGTAAAGGCAGCGATAGTTTTGCGAATTAGGCATTTCATCAAAAGCAACAAATACTTTGCTGCGATCAAATTTAAAAATCAACAAAGGTTTTTTGCCTACTTGAGTGCCTTGACGAGTAGTCTGTTGCCAGAATTCTACTAGTTGTGGAGTCTTGGATGTTAGTAAGTGTGAAGTAAGGTGATCTTCCGCATAGCCTTTAACTTCTACACACCAAAGGTTGGTTCGCCCAGGGACGTATAAGTCGCCCTTGAGCAAATGTTTAGGGTCAAGAGCACCTGATCCAGGTACTCTTTCCCACGCTAAACCTGTATGCTTTTTTAACAGATCACGTACTGTGGTTTCTGTTCTAGCACCTTTGGCCCTAGCGTCTACAACCATTATTCAGCTGTTGGCGCAGCTTCTTGAGCAGGTGGTGTAGCTGCTTTTGGGGCTGCTTTTGGAGCACCTGTTGCAGATTTTTCACCAATTTCTTGTTCATCAATAGTGTAAACCACTGTGCCTTTAGTAACTACCATAGACTCAAGTTCGCTAATACTGATCAGATTATGTAACCCAACCGACGTTTTATCGCCTGTATAGTCTCTAGTATAGGTAGCTTCTGCACCATTTTTCAGTTCTTCGATTTTAACCATATTATACCTCTATTTGGGATATGTTATTACGTTTAATTACATTAATCTTTTCTAGAAGCGGATGACTAAAGCCGTGACTTACTAGGAAAGTATTTAAATGTTCTTCTTGTAGTAACACTTCAACTAACTTTTCTTTTCCGTCAGTATCAAGTGTTTCTACAGTTTCGTCCAGTATTAGTAGATTGATTCTAGAACTGGACAATGTTTGCATTAGTTTTCTAATGGCCAATAATGTAGCCACGTTAACTCTTGCTTTCTCACCACCACTAAGAGCTAATATTTCAATATCTTTTCCATTATCAGTAATAACAACATTTAATTTGTCGCTGGCACTAATCTTGAAGCCAATTTGAAATCTTCCAT